TCCATGAATAACAAAAAGTTTAAGGCATCATCTTGTCCTACACCATTGCTAAAGTTATCAAGTAGATCACAAACCTCAACATCAAACTTTCTTGCTACATCATTACCAAGTTGTTGTGCTGCATTTACCATTAAAGCATCATCATTTCCATGAGCAGACAAATCAGTAACTTCTGCTCTAATTGCTCTCCTTAACACTTCACAACTAACTGCTGTTGTTTCAATACTTGTTAGGTTTGCTATTGTTTCTTCTGCACCTGAAGCCTGTTCATCAACACCATAATCAGCATGAGTTGGATCATGTTTTGTATAGACAGGAAATTTAACTGTATTTGTTCCTGCTGGAGCAGGGTGCATTGTTATTAAGTTAGGCATGACTGCTGCCTTATTGAATTGTACTATCGCTGCTGCAACTTCTGTTCCCAAACCACCTGCTGCAACACCTACATCTGTTACTACATTACTTTGAGCCATAATATTTCTTCCTTATATTAAAATGAAAGAGAAATATTATTTACCCCATTTATAACCATCTACATTTTGAGCCAAATATTTATCTGCACCTTCAGGATCTTTCATAGCAAATTCTTGCATTGAAGAATAACCACCAAATTCACCTACAGGTTGATTGTTTGCTGCTCTTGAATTGTTAGTGGGTAAATTATTTCTCTTATTAACTTTACCAACATACAACTCCAATTTATCTAAAGGTAGGCTTTCTGCAATAGATTTATCAGTATCTTCTGTTAAGGATTCCATTAAGGAATCTCTCTTATTAGTTTTGTACTCCTCATATTCCTTTACAACAACTGAGGACTTTTCAAGTTTAGCATTTGCTTCTTCTAACAACTTTTTATATTCACCCTGTTTTTCCAGTTCCTTATTTCTAGCTGTTTCTTGGTCTGCTTTAACTTTATCTAATTGAGATTGAAGATCCGATACTTGAGTTTTGTACTCATTCTTCTGAGTATTAACCTCATTGAATCTTGATTGTGGAATGTTACCTTCTGAAACATTGTTTTTACTAGCTTCTGTGCTAGGTTGTTCTACCTGAGTGGCTTCAGTTTGAGTTGTTTTATTTTCTTCCATTTGTGTCCTCTTTTGTGAGTAATTGTTTAAAATTCATTGTCCTAATATACTTAAAAAACTTTTATAAAATATAATTATTTTTTCTTGATAGTAATTGTCTGAGAGCCTTTAGGCATAACTCTTTTAAGGTTTCTATTAATCTCAGGCATTAGTTTCTTCATAGCTGAATCAGGATAAGGATCTGACCTGCTTGTCAATATCCTTCCTTTCTTTCTTAAACTATCCACCTTATAGGATTCTTTACTCCAACCTATAAAGACAGAGAATGTTTTAGGATCTACACTACTATTAGTATCATTCATTAAATCTCCTGAAACATAAGGAGCAGTTGAGCCTCTGTAAGAACTATCTCCACCCATTCTTCTTATAGGCTCACCTGATGACTTATATTCACCATAGTCTTTAGAGTATGCAGGGAATGGTTTGTCATTAGACATTCTTGGATTAGACACATCAAATATAATCTTCCTGTATTCATTTACAGCAACTGCTTCAAATGTAGTCCAAAACTTCTTATCAAATAGATTGTCAGGGATCTTAAAGTCTTTTCCTTTCTTAGCCATTAATCTAATTCCTTTAGTCTTTTGGCTGCACCTTCAGGATCATGTCCAAACTTATCTTGTAGTGCATACTCCCATTTGTGTCTGCAATTATAACCACCACCACTTGTAAAAACATCAGATCCAAACCTTGATACTATCTCTGCTTTTGTTAGATTACCTGCTTCCATCATTCTTAGACATTCAGGTCTAGTCTTATTGTCTAATGCACCTATGTATTGATATTCAGTTTCTTCAGGCATCTTATCTATCATTAGCTTTGTTACACTCCTACTATACTCATTCATAGCTGTATCTACCAATGTTTTAAGTTGTCCTGCACTTAATGCACCCTGACCTCTTACTGATTCTAATACTGTTTGTATAGGATTCCCTGCTATAATCCCATTAACCACCTGTTTCTTGATGATTTGAGCCATACCATCTAATTGATTGAGTAATGATTGTGTGCTATAGTTCTTTAATACTTGGAGTGTTTGTTCTGATAATGCTGCAAAGCCTTGTACTGATTGTAACATAACACCATGTGAGGCATCATATACACTTATTGCATTTCTTGATTTGGCTAAGACTATTTCTTTTATATCTAGATTCTCAATGAATCCAATAAAATCCTCTGCTGTCATATTGCCTTTGAGAGCATAGAGTTCTGCTACAGTTCTTTCCTGTACCTCTAATAGTATATCAGTTATTAGTTCTGAGTTCTGTTCTATGAATAGTTGATCTGACACTAAGCCATCTACTCCCATCTACACAGGCTTAACTAATTGTTGTAATAGTGAGCCATTAGGTGCTTCTTCTTCTGTGGCTACAACCTTTCCTCTTTCTTGTAAGTATTCCTGTGCTGCCTCTCTATCTTCAAATCTATCAGGATCTTGTTGTATTAGTATATCTGCCTCATCAATCAAACCTTTGGATAGTTCCCAATCCCACTTGGCTCTTTGCTCATCATTTGACAACACTTCCATGTTCTCCTCAAAGTCAATAGATTCTAATTCTCCTGCATCTTTGCCCATATCTACTGCTATCATTAATGATTCTAATTCAAATAACTGTTTCTCTATTTCTTTCCATCTAATTACATCTGATACTCTGTTATCTGTCAGCTCTTGGTTTCTGAGCTTAATCGCCACACCACTTTGAGCAGTTGTACCCTCAACAAAGCTAATATCAATATGATAGTTCTGTGCTAACATCTTGTATGATGTAGTTACTGCATTGGTAATAGTACCTACTGTATCAGGAGGAGATACTAAGTTCATTGTACCATCTACACCAAGAAAGGAGATCTTATCTGCACCCACCTCCAAATCATCTTTCTCTATCTGACTTCCATTAACATAGATATAGCCAAACGATTGGAACATTATGTTAGCATTCTTATTGGTTTCTGCTACATTGATTAGTTTGTTTGTTTGGATTAAATCACTTGAGGGATCTGTATCTAAGTAGCTTGATTCAGGCTTACCATCTCTCCAACTCTCAACAAAAGGTAATCTACCATAGGGATTAATCATCTCAGGATTCATTTCATCTGTATATACCTTACCATTGTTATCATAAGTAAATGTATGCTCACTATCCCAATACACCCATAGTTCAGGAGAGTTATCAAGGACAGAATCTTTAGTAGCTATAGGATATACAATGGCTATTGGCTTTAATGGATCATCTCCAAAGATAGGCTCATAATCCCATATAATATCATACTCAATTCTCATCTCATTCTTCTCATTGAATCTCATACAAGGCTTGATTAGTACAGCATCAAGTAAGTTAGTAAATCTCTCTGCTCTTTGTAGTTTAAAGTCTTTATGATGGAATAGCAATGGAGTATCTTCCTTACTATATACTCTCTTAGGTGGCTTCATATACACTAATGAAACCCTATCAATAATTCTCTTGGTTACATTGACATTAGCAGCAGGTACTTTCTCAAATAGACTATCATCAAAGTAGTTCATGGTATATGGTAATGACCTGCCTTTGTAGAACTCTAAGGCATCTAACCTAGCTGTTTTCCAAGCATTCTTCATCTTCTGCTTACTGTCATACTTAGCATTTAATACTAACAATTCACTTATGTTTGGTATCATCTTTTAATACTCCCCAATGTTGGCTTAATAGTTGGAAACTCCCAATAGATGAAATAGCCAAAGGCATCAGTAAAGTGTGTCAATGCTTTGTTACTCTTATCTATCTCTCTAGTGCCTTCTTTGTTGCAGGTCTTTTCTAAATCCTCAATAAGACCTTTACATCTAGGATCTATAATGATATTGCCATCAAGTGCTTTATTAACAGCATTTACTCTGTCAATAACTCTAGGGTTTGTCCTTAATGCTTTAACTGTAAACCCTCCCTTTCTAAGCAAATCAATATCACTAAACATAGCTGAACTACCTCTCTTATGACCTGTAGCATCAGGATATGCTATGTATTCACTATTGGGATACTTCCTTTTGATTTCATTCACCATTCTTTCAGTTAGTAGATCACCACCACCTGAATGAGTTAGTGCTATGCAATCAAATACTCTTACTTGGGGTTGTTCTTCGTAAATTTGGGAGAGGACACAGGCTTCAGGATCAACATTCCAGTCAATTCCAATCCTAATAGGCTTGGATCTGTTGTATTGAACTGCTTGAACATTGGTAGCTCTGTTGAACTGATATGTGCTGCCTTGTTGTAGGTTAACAAACTGTCCATCTCTATATGCCTTTAATAAGTTCTTATCATAGTTTTCTTCTAAAAGTTTTACATATCCTTTGGGTAAATATAGGTTGTCCTGTGTCTTTCCTGCAACTAAAAACTTATTATCATCTGCTTTCTCTACCATGAGTGTGTAAGTATATTTATATCCCTCAGGAGTAGTGGTTATATATATCTCAGGGTTATCACAATCCCTCATTCTACCAATAGCCTTATTGAATGCTGTTTCACAATACCTATAGCTAGACACATCAAACTCATCAAAGCCACAAAAACTCAGGCTCACTCCTATGATTGATTGAGGCTTTATCATTTGAAAGATTCTTATATTCCCATAAGATGTTTTAATAGTATGCTTAGATACATTGTAATCATAGGGAATGCCCTTATCTTCTAATATTTGTAGGAATGGAGGAACAAAGACTTCTTCTGCTAATGAGTAAGTAGGATAGATAATCCAACCATTACTAACACCTTCAGAGTTCTTTCTTTTAATATGATTGATGAATGTCTTGTGCAGAAAGCTATATGTTTTACCTGATCCAAAGCCACCTACATAAGCATTGATTTGTTTCTTACTGGTAAGGAATTGCCATTGATGAGGAAAGTAATCTTCTTTGTGTATAGTTAGATTAGATGCCATCAAAGACTATATCATCTATTGGCTTAACCTCAGTTATCTCTTGCTTATCTGCCTGTCCTAATACTTGTTTCCCTAACCATATTTGCATTGAAACACTGCCTTTCTCTGCTGATCTCCATTGCATTTGCCTTAATCTAGTTTTTCCCCTCTCCTTCCCTTTTGTAACATTTGTGGAATAACTCTTGGAAATTAAATCTTTAC